GAGCTTCTACTGGCTCATATCTACCATCATCTATAAATCCAAACGGCAATACATCATCTTCAATTTCACGCATTCTTTGTGAAAACATCAAATCTTTAATATTAATATCAGTCATTTCATTAAAATATGTCGTACCTACAAAATATCCTAGAAGCACTAAATTCATAACTAAATCGTCATTATTACCATCAGTGGCTTCCCAAGAATTTCCTCTTGCGGCAAAAGTTGATATTTCTGAGATAGTTTGTCTATCATATATTTCAAGTTTATTTGTTTCTATTAAATCTTTGAATGAAGAACAGCCTATTCGTTTTACTTTACGGTTCATTCTAATACCTAAAGAATCTGCTTTGATAACAGATTCCACAAACATATTTTCATATTCTAAATCATGGTAAAGACCATTACATACAACTTGACCAGCATCATTTGACTCAACAACTACCATGGCGTCATTATATACTTTTGCATATTTGTATATAATATTGGGATAGAGTAACGGAGATATAGTGTTGTTTTGATATACTGCAACTTGTTTAAAAATATTGTCACTTACATCAATTATATTGAATGTTGAAAAATCTCTTCCTCTGCCTTGTGCAACATCAACTAAACAGACATAAGTGTGACTCTCTTTGGGATGTTCATATATTCTAACACTATCACTTGTGGTTTCTATAGGATCTTTCATTTTTAGTCCTAGTAATGTTTCAACATTTATAAGAGTATCTCCTGTGCCTATAAACGTATTCCCAAATTCTTGATCAAATTGCAATTGTGAAGTGTTTGATATAGTTGAAGCTTTCCAACTTTCATCTCTACCAGGAACGTCCCACCAATCAACACGAAAATATTTAAATTCATTCGTACCTTGTACTGAACCTTCCCATATCTTATGAAAAATATTGCCAATGCCATTAGCTGTTGATGTAATGATAATCTTAGTATCTTTACCAGATGAAACAACCGGATATGTAGAAGTATAAAATTCATTCGCTCTCTCAACAAATGCAAATTCGTCAAGATATAGAAGGTTAACAGACATACCACGAATAGATGAACCCGATGTTGCCGCCGCTACAATTCTTGAATTATTACTAAATTCTATTGATCCTTTGTTGAGTGCTTTACATCCAGGTTGTAAAAAGAACGGTAAGTTTTCAAGCATCAAAGTAATACGACCAAGCATTTCTCTTGCGGTTGCGCCCTTGTTTGCCATAACTGCAATAGTTTTTTCGCTGTGAAACAAAGCAAACCAAAGAAGATATGAAACAGATGATATAGATTTGCCGCTTTGTCTACACGCTAAAACTATTGAAAATCTATTATTATTAAAAGACTCAAACATCTTTTCTTGATATGGATAAAGATTAAAGTTGACAAGACCCTTATCAAGTGATATTATTTTACAATAAGTCTTAGCAAAATATGTTGGATTATGCATACATTTAGCATATTCTTTAATGGCATCATTTGTCCATTCTTGAATTATACCATCACGTTTTACATTAAGATTGCCAAGATAAGTATTAGGCTGGTTCATTATCATCTTTTTTAAACTCTATCACATTATCTTCAACAACATTTAACGCATTTGCTGGTACCATATCTTGCAACATTCTTTGTAAATCTGTAGTTGATCCAACAAAAAGATTATTGGTTGTGCCAGTTTCGTTAGGTTTTTCTAGTTTAGCCAAATCTTTTTTCTTCTTATGAAGATCAATAAGTTTATCATTTACATCTGATGTGTTTTTTATAAGTGTAGCTACCACTTCAAAAGCTCTAGGATGTTCCAAAGCTGAGGCAATATTCATCATCTCATCTAAAGATTCTTGGCCCTTATTAATTAAATCGTAATAAGTCCGTCTTGTAAATTCCAAATCATCTTGTTCATTATCTGAGTCAATCATTTCATTTCCTTAACCTGAGTCAAATACTTCTTCTATCGTGGTTGTAAATCCAAAATCACTATCACCTAATGGTGGAACTAGCTCTAAAGGATTTGGATCAATTGTATATCTTGCAAATTGAGGATCACTAGAATCACCTTTAAGTAAAGTATGTAAATCAGTAACAGTTTTACGAATTATTGGACCATCAGAAATAGCACCATAGAAATTGGCTAGCATTGTAAAATCTAAAGTGTAAATAATAGTTCTTCTAGTTTCTAAAGTGCCTTCAAAATCATCTGCAAAGGAAACACTATTGAGAGTTATGGGTATATCTTCTCTAATATCACTAGCAAGTGTGGAAAAAGGTTTCATAGTAATTGTATAGTGTGGATTAAAATATGGAATTATTTGCTCTACCATCTGTAAAGCATCATCTTGTGTCTTTGAATAGATGTTTAATTGAAATGCAATGTCATAAGGAGCAGGTGAAAAGAATTTATTTTTCTTACTGTTTATTAAAGTCTTGTCAAACCTATTCATCTTAGGCAGTTTGCGTTCCGAATTATATTGCATTGATACTATTTCAAAAGACATTCTAGGTAACTTTATAGAAACTTTAGTGTCAGTATCTAGATTTGGATTCTGTCTAATTCTTTCTAGATATTTTTCTTTAGGTGCGTATGAAAGCGGCACCTTTACCTGACTCATAACTTTACCACTAGCATTTTTCCTTAAAACGTATATGTCGTTAAACATAGTTCCAAAGATTGCAACAGTCTTTCTAATTCGTTCATGGTAAAAATATGTACCGAACATTATTCGTCTCCCGGATCGCCAAATGGATTAGTCTCAGAGAAATCCAAAAAGTTTAGATCAACATTAGTGGAAGCCGCTTCAAATATATCATTTTGCTCATTATTTGAAATCTTATTATTTTCAACAAAGGATTTAATTCCACACTTTCCACCACCTGAACCTACAATATCAGAATCAGTCTGTGGAGCAAATACATGATAAAGCCCATCATCTGCACCAACGTGAATTAATGATAGTAATCCTTGATCTACATCATAGTTTGACACTTCACCTCTAAGAGTAGTGGTTGGTAATTTATGAGATATTGTTTCACCCTTTGAGAATTGTATTAACCCGGGATGATCTACTGTAACAAGTGGTGCGACATTTGAATCATAATATTTTCCACTATATGTAATAGTTGGACTAAAAATTTTACCACCCGAAAGACCTACTACAGCGGCCGCTTGAAAATTTGCTCCGGTTCCAGTACTAGAATCTAATGTCACCGATGGTTCTGATGCATAAAAATTTCCAGAATCGATAAGTCTTATACTACCCACACTATTATTACTATCATCACTATCCATAACAGCAATGGCAGTTGCAGTAAAAGCACTAGGCAAACCCGTAGAAGCAGATATAGTAACTGTAGGAACACTGGTGTATCCATGTCCAGAATCTGTAAGGGTTATAGCATGTAATCTATTCCTTAGAATAACCGCAGTTCCTACAGCCTTATGAGAATCAGCAGTTCCTAATGGGCTAGCAATAGTAACTGTAGGAATAGCATCATATCCATATCCAGAATCTGTAAGATTTATAATACTCACCTGATGAAAAGAATCTAAAAGTGATGTTGCGGTTGCTCGGTGAGAATCCGCAGTTCCTAATGGGCTAGCAATAGTAACTGTAGGAACAGTATAATAACCCTGTCCAGAATCAGTTAATGTAATACTACTAATTGAACGACTGGAATCTACTATAGCTGTTGCCGAAGCGCCACTATCTCCACTATCTGGTGCAGAAATTGTTACGGAAGGAACACTTGTGTAAAATTTACCACTTTGTGCTATTGATATTGAACTTACGCGCCCACTATTTATTGCTGCACTAACTAAAGCAAGCTTACCAGTATCACTAGGAGACGATATTGTTACGCTTGGCACACTAGTATAAAATTTTCCAACATTGGTTACTACAATTCCTGAAACTTTATCAGAAGAAATCGTTGCAGTGGCTAAAGCATTTTTATTTGTGTTATCTGGTGAAGAAAACGTCACAGTAGGAACACTAGTATAGAATTTTCCACCATTATTAATAGTGAGATGGGAAACTCTATCACCGTCATTAGAATCTAAAACAGAAGTAGCCAAAGCTAACTTATTGCTTGAATCTATCACACCGGTCATTGTAACGCTTGGGACAACAATATAATGCGATCCCGAATCAACTATTGTAAATCCACTTACTTGGCCATAACTATCTATAATTGATGTTGCACTTGAATGACGTGGTGTTGTAGTTGGCCTACTTATAATAATTCTAGGTGCGCTATCACCATAAAACTCACCTCTATCTATTAAAGTGAGATAATGAATTCTACCACTGGGCATTATGAAACTCCAATACCGGCTGTGACAGTTGCCTGTTTTGGTTTATTGAGTGTAATTTCATATGTATAAGAACCTTCTTCAACACCATCTATTGCAGTATTTGAAGTTGCAAAATTTTCATCATTATATTCAAATAGTTCACACCTTAGGGAATATGTTGGTAGATTACTTAAAGCATAAAATGGTGATTCATGTTCAACATGCATAATTTGAAACATAGAATTTGAAAGTGGTAAATAAATTAAATCACCTTCTGCAGGTCTTTCAAGTGCTGTAATATCATTACTTTGTTGACCAACTAATCCACTCCAACGTCTACGAGATACTATAAATGTAGCTGCATCACGAATTTCAACTCCAAATTTTGTGAATAGATCACCTTCTCCATCAAAACCCTCAATGTTTTCTATATACATTTCAACTTTATATGAAGAATTAAATGTTGAAGGAACATCTTCACCAAAAACTTTATTTTCATTTACAATAGTTCTAGGTAGATAGTAGACGTCCTGACCGTACATCTTTAGAGATTCTATGATGATATCTTCATATAGATTTTGTTCGCTAGAAACTTTATGTGAGAAGTATAAATTTGTTGCCATTTTTTATCATTACCCTACAAAGAAATCAGGTGGCATTTCTTGCTCTAATCTCATTTTTTCTTCCATGGCTTCAATCTCACCTACAGCGTCATCAAAAATTTGTCTACCGTTGAGCATAACACCACCAGGCATTTGCATACCTTCGAACTTAATAAGATTTGCTCCCCACTGCCTTTTAATTAATGCTGTAGAATATGCTTTTATAAATCTATCATTATAAACGGAAGTATTTGTATCTGGGTCAAGAGTCTGATATACTTCAAAAACAAGATAATCTCCAGCTTTAATATCTCCGTCTTGCCATTCACCATGAATATGAAGTTTATTTGAACGTCTAGCAAAAGTTACCTGTGGCACTCCGTTTAATTTTTGATCTATTAATGCTAAGTGTTGTTGCATTTGTTCATAATACATAAGATCGCCGATAAAAGTACCCATATCAGCAACATCATTCAGCATCATTTGATACTTAATATCAAAGAAATTTGAGTTATTACCAGAGGTAATTATTGGGAAAAGTTTAGTTAGATAAATAACACTTGAAGGAATATCAATATATTTGTTAGTGACATCAGTGGATGTTACCAGATGTTTTAAATATGTTTTAATAGTAGCATCTGCATGAAATTCCTGATAAAAGCCAATAGCATCATCAATACGATCTTCTATCTGTTCAAGAGCAACATTTACCTCTATTACAGGCTCACCTAATCTTCGCTTGCAATAATCGATTAATTCATCTCTTGTGGTTGGTGGACTTGATGCCATAGTTTATCCTATCGAACTTATCTAATATTACTTATATTTATATAGGTTTAACACTGAAAGTATTTCTAGTTGAATATGTATCTATAGATTTACCTGTGCCGCCATCTTTTCTACCTAATATATGAAACTCAGTACCAGAATCTTTCCATGCAACATCTCTTGGATCTGCATTATAATTTCCACTTAAATCAAATTTACTATTATTAAACGAACTATTTTTAAAACTACCTGGAGAATTATTGAGAGTAAATTCTGATACTCTTAGTTCTGGGTTATTAGATTTACCTATAACATACATTTTTGTTTCGTCTGGATTTAAAGTCATTCCTTCAACTAAAGTTAATCCTGTAGAAAACGCTGAATCAAAACTCATGCTATAAATTTCATTTGAATCTGATAAACTACACTTTGATATTGTATTCGTACTATTTTCACTCAGATACAAAGTACTTCCTTTATCACCAATAACAACGTCAGTCAAAGAGTTTATCGGAATAATTCCACTTAAATCAAAGAATTTGTTTTTATATGTTTGTATAGCACTACCTAAATCCGCACTATCATTATTAGCTGCGGCACTATTGGTTAGAGAATAGCTTGATATTTTCTTACTACCTTCGGTGAGAATAATTCTATTTTCAGGACTTGGCATAGTAAAACCAGATCCATCAGATAAATTTAGATTAGAATATTCAACTTCAAATGTTGCTGTAGTTATATCATAATTTGTGGTCATTGCAAATTGTCTGGTTATACTAGAATTTGAAAGATAAAACTTAGAACCATTATTATTAAAAATAAAGTGATTCATTTCCGGTGTTATATTTGCAATACTTACACTATTGGTGGCGGTCCAATCTTTCATTATACCAGCATCTTGTGACGCTGTTGAAAGATCATAAGCTGTGGATAAATTATATCTATATATTTTATCTGAGTAATTATCCCATATAAAGATTGCAGTACCGTCATTGTTTAATTGAATGCCCCAAGAACCTTCAATTTTAGGATCAACAACATTATCTGTTGCAGCCGCACCTTTGCCTAAAGAGTGTAAAGCACTAGTGCTTGCTGTAGCGGTAGATATGTCCCAAGCAGTGGAAAGATTATATTGTATAATAGGACCACGATCATATGCTAATCCCCATATAACAAATAATTTTGTACCATCTGTTGAGAAAGTGAATCCTTGAGGAACTGCGGTATGAATATAATATATCCATCTTGGTCCACTATAATCTCTACCAGTCACAACATAAACACCGTTTTGTAAACCATAGATATATCCTGCAGTCCAATCAAGATATCCCGCTTTTCTATATCCACCATTTAATAGAATGGTGCTAGGATTTAATGACAGTTGAAAATATTGTGTATAATTAGAATTATTTCCAAAATCATCTTCTAATCCAGTATATTCATAAGTTGTTCTAGTCAGCCATGAAGTTCCGGAGCCAATTGTGACTGAAACTAACCTTGTACCAACAGCGTTTAATGTCACATTAAACTTTTTTTGATTATTTGTAAATGTATGTTGTAATGATATTTCTCTTATTTTAGTTGCCGTATGCATATTAAATGATTGAGATAAGCTATATTCAAATATATTATTATCATTCATAAGATAATAATGTAATCCATCATTAGACATATGTGTTTTATAAGTTTCATTCCAAGTTGCATTAGTTGAGCTATAACCAAACACATTCAATGGTACTTCAACATTTGCTGTAGGATCGATAACATTCTCTGTATTATAATGAGTTCTCATATTAGTCGTTTGTGATGGAGTAGATCCTACTGGAATTCCATCAAATTCGTGATAATGTGAAATATATTCAGCAGAATTTAGATCAAAAGGTGTTGCCAAATTATACTGATATATTTTATTATGTGTTTTATCTGCTAATAACATTCTATTACCAGAGTCATTAAAATCTATACCAGATTGAATTGAAGAACCTATAGTTTTTCCATTAGAATAATCTAATCTACTATTGACAGTAAATGTTTGATCGGATACAGAATCAAAGTTTATAGTGTCAAATTGTGTTGGTAAAGTATATTTTGCAACATCATCTGTTGTATTTCCTGTAATAAACATTAATCTACCACTATCAGCAAATACAAATCCTTGAGCATCTCCATCATATTCCGTTACACTAGACTTTATAAATTTTACATCAGGAGAACCCATACCAACTAAACTTAGTATCTTATCGTCGGTAGTATTTACGACATAAATTGCATCAACATTGTATTGAATAGTCATACTTAATTCGTTAGTAATTCCATCAAATAAACTTTCAGAATCATAACTATTAAATTTAGGAATCTTTGATGATGATACTATATTACCTATAATTTTCAAATAATTTGAAGAAGATAATGAAATATCAGTTGAAGCTGAATCTTTTAAATCTAAAATAGAAGATACGTTAAATAGAGGTGTACTTCCTATAACTTTAATTATATCTTTATCTTTGCCTTTGCTACCATAAGTAATAGTTTTACAAATCCAACTTATATTGTTGCCATCAGAATCTTGCTCAGTACAACTGATTATAGGAGACATTGCGTTTTTCGTCATATCAAAAGCTGAATCAAATGTTAATATAAATCCTCCAAAAGGATCTGGATGAACACTATCAACATTTTCATTAACTGCACCTTCGGTGATATAAGCACCATCAACATATCTAAGAATTTTTTGACTGGCAGTATTATAATAAATATTTCCTTCAACAGGCATTATATTATACCTCCTCTATTATCTGGAAGAGGATCGTATATTAAACTATTTGAATCCAAGTCTGATGGAACACTATCTACAGTAATCCATTTTATTAACTGATTATCATCTAGCCAACTAATTGATAAACCCGTTAGACCATCATATATAACACTTATCTTCATATCCATACTAAAAGAATCTTGCGCTCTTGTTAGACTTTCAACATGAGGATAATCATTTGCAGAATCTACATGTTTTCCTGTAAATGTGATATTTGCTTGCTTATCCATATTAGATTCTGAAATATCATATGCTTTTAAATAAAATAGTGTATTGTCACTATCGTGCCCAATCCTCAATGTAGGATTTGGAAAATGATTAATATCATATGACCAATTAATGGAATCTCCCAAATCATCAGAATCTTTTAATCTTACTATAAAACTAGGTCTGCTAAATCTTAAATCTGAGTCTGTAGTTATCAATTGTGTGTGTTGGACATTATTAAGTGTACCACCATAACTACCATCAGACTCTATTATAAGAGGGGATTTTAAAGTATTTGTTAAAGTACCATCAGATTCATATTTAAAGTCGAAATATGGAAGTGGTCTATAATCACTATCAAATACTAGATTAACAGTAGTCATTGTACCACCTGTTGCAGTCACATCTGCTAATTCATAACTATCTACTGCGAGATTTGACTTTTCTATTCTTCTCCAAGACTTTACGTCTCCAGTATATGGGCTATAATCTATTCCATAAGGAGCTGAGAAATCTGATGCAGTGAACAGATAATCATTTGAACTTTGAACTTGATCTACTATAGGCAGATCAAATGAATTAGAACGTTTCACACCTTTAGTAACGATAAATTCTTTTAAAAATATATTTGTGTCTACATCAGTATAAGCTTCTGTAATAATATCATATTGAAGGTCTTTACCAACATCAAATGTAGCCAATGATAAATTATTAATATTGAGATTGATAATAGTGCCTGAAGAATCTACTATATTTCCATCAATATAAGACACTAATTTTACACCATCGTAATTTAAAGAAGTATGTTGCCAATCATACGCTGATGCGAGTGTAGTATTTACTAGAATGTCATCTGTGCCCACTCTTAAATTTCCATCAGCCCTATATGAAATAACATTTCCACCTGAGTTTGCTTGACTGATGTTTAATATAGTATTGCTATCTGTTGTTGGTGCGGAGTCAATAATGAAATTCGAATCATATTTTATGCTATCATG